GCTATGGAACAAGTTCCCGATACCGCACTTGCGGCTAAAGCAACCGTCCCTGCCGTCCCCGTTGTCCCAAAAGTAGCCGCCCCGAACGTGCAGACAAGGGAGCCGGAAGGTGCGGAATCTGGTGATGTCGGCGCTGATCCCGTATAGATGGTGAACACACCTCCGGTAAATATCTCCCTGAAGGAACAACTGGTTCCGGAAAGCATCTTATTCCTTAATCCTGTCGAAAGTTTGAGTGCCATGATTATTGCCTCATCGTGTTAATGTATTGGAATACTCCATCTTCATCTCGAATCATTGCCGCTCCCTGAATATGCTCAGCCATCGTGAAACGCTCCCGCGTAAGGTTGACAATGTTCCCGTCACCATCCGCAACGCATACACCCTCTCGCGATGTCCACATGGCCCAGGAGCCATTCTTTGTTCCCTCCCCTACATCATTCGCGTCTACGTTGATGTCCGTGTAGGGGACGACAGAATTCTCCTCGACAACATCACGCGTGAAATCTTCAGGGCCAAGTCCCTTCAAAAACCATGTCTGCGTATCCGCAACATAGATTCCATTCTCAACGGGACGAACCATGACAATATCATCCTTAAACTGACGGAACCCTGAACGAACATCATAGCAATCTGAAAGAGCATCGGAAATATAAAGAACCTTCCCGGATGCAGAATACAGCCCTGCTCGATAAGTTGCAAGATGTTTCCCCGGAGGGATCGGCAACTTGAACTCAATCGTTGGAACGGTAATGGTGGATACGGCACCATTCTTCACATACCCTATGTCTATACCGTTGCTGTAATAGATTCTGTCGTTAAAGGCGGCATAAGACATCCTCTTGCCAAACGAGAGTCCGGCAACAAGAGCGGTAGACACGAAGTATTTTGAAAGGGAATAAAGGGTGTCTCCGCTGACATAAAGAAAGGTAGTCCCGTCTGACCATATACTATGGATGTCTCCCGCCGCCCTTATAGTCTGCCCGTCAGTCCGGGACTGAAGGTGCATGGTATTGTCGATCCACACGTTCTCGGCAACCTGAAGGGGATATACAGCCCTCACGCCCTGATCCGTATCCTTCTTCTCCCATGAGAGGGCGGAAGGCTCATCGACATCATTTATCCCGCTGAAGTATCCAAGAGATGCGAGTAATGTTGCGTCTGCCATACGTTACCTCTTTTCCCCTACGCCATAGCCCCTCTTAGGCTTGCGCCGGGATCGTCCTGCCTTGCTCATTGCTATCGCCACTGCTTGGCGTTGCGGCCTCCCCGAACGAACGAGTTCCGATATGTTCCCCGATACTGTCTTGTCGCTCTTTCCTTTCATCAACGGCATATCCAATCTCCTTCCTGATGCAGTCTATCGTATCCTTCACCATGTCCTCGGTGATAGCCTTTGTGCATACGAACTTATCCTCATTTGTACACCAACTGAAATCACGATCAATCGGGATGTCGGTATTATTGAAACATGGCTTACAACCCGTGTCCACACTCACCCGATAAGGATTGGGGAAATCATTCCACTCCTCCGACAACCCTGTAAGCATAATCACCGGCTTCCCTATTGCCGTAGCAAGCCATGTAGGGCCAGCGTTGAGGCCAATGTAGAATTCACATCCACTTATGTCCGTCAATGTCTGCTCGATGCTCTGGCCGTTATGCCTGATTACACGTTCAAGTGGTGAACGCTCGGCACTGATTGAAATACAATCATAACCAAGCCCATTCAGATAGTCGATAATCTTCTGCCATGCGCCCTCTCGATTCCACAGCTTGGCCTGCATAGTGGAGAACTCCGAGAAGCAAACATAGGGCTTGGGAGGATTACCATTGCCCTTTGGCTTATGTTGTTCGTATTTTAACCTTGTTCGCATAGGCTTGTAGTCCAAGCCCAATATGTCTGCGGAAACCTTCTGGAGGGGAACAGTCCTCCAGTTTGTGGGATTCTTTGCAGGATTGTCATCAAAGCATCCTACCTCATAGGAAGCATAGACATCATCCACAACATCCCCCGGCATAATAAAGTTAATCTCTGGATAGTCCATAATGGCATTCCACCATGTCGAACAGTGAACAATACAACCATGCTTCTTCCTGAATTCCTCAACGTAGGGCATCCATGCGATAGTGTCCCCAAGAGCTTTTGAACCCATAGAGATAATCACATTCTTCCCGGCGAGATCAAGCGTATGGCTGAACTTCTCCTCTCCCTCAAGGTATGCCTTCATTGTCCATTCCCGGAAATATTTCGTGGCCGGTTTGCTCCACATTCCCGTTTTCTGCCTTACCGTATAGTTATTCCCGTCTATCGGATTGCTGTAACGTACATCATACTCTCTGTTGGAGATCCCGTTGATGACAAGATAGGGGCCGTCAATAAAGTTACATTGGAATATGTCGTCCGCCCATGCGTCCCGATCAACCTGATCGAACCTGTTGCCGAGAGTTATGTCAAGGAACTCCACATTCTCAATGCCTACTGCTCGATCAACAATGTTGTACCATTCCCCCTCTGATCGGAAACGGCTATCCCCAAACAACTCTGCAAACTCAGCCCATGTCTTTAGCCGGGGATATATCTTGTCCATGTATTCCACTTTGCCTGCCGTTATCTGGCCGCCAAAGGTATGAGGATCATTATCCCATGTGCAGGCAAGAAGAGGCTTGTCGGAGGCAAGCACCATTGACATCCATTTGTCCATGTCCACTTCGCAATCCGAGTTCATGTGATACAGCCATTCAAACTGATTCTGGATAGCAAAGTCCGTAGCGTGACGGACATTATGTAAACCTGCTAATGCATGGCACGGAATGGATGATTTTGTCGTCTCGATGGTTCCATCGGCTCCTGTCCTGAAATAAACAGGCAAATCATCTCCAGACAGAATATCGTTCTTGTCGTAGATATAGTAATCAGCCAGTTCAATCACGGACGCTGGAAGCGAACAATGAGATACGATGAGTACCGGATAACCATACTCCTTCACCTGAGTCACCGTCTCCACAAGGCAATCTATCTTGGCCTGTGACGTGGGATGGCAGTCAACGGAAAAGAGAACATTGCGACTCCTTAAAGCCTCAAGATCAAGAGGGGTTTCGCAAATAGTGGCTGGTATTTGTTCCGGCTTCTGCGACAGCTCCTCCAGCACATCGTATGCCTTCTTTGCCGCAGCTTCCCATGAGAACTTGGTTCTTATTGTGGTAGACGTGATAAGAGCCTTCGCTTTGTGTTTATCATAGTTGTCGTAGGCATCACGCATCACGTCTACCAGATGCTCATAGTCAGGAGATCCCCACATTCCCGGAACTTCCCAGTTGCCATATATTCCTTCCGGCTTCTCTAATTTGGGAACGCGAACATGTAATGCTCCATCGGAATATTCAGTTGACCCTCCCCAACCTTCCATGATGGAAACTGCTCCACACGCCATTGCTTCAATTCCCGGCAAACCGAATCCTTCCGAACGAGAACATTGAGCATAAACGTTGCATGTCTGTAACCGCCGCACGTAAGCTGCTTGCGTCTCGAAATGCACTGGGATGATTCTCTCGTCAAAGATGCCATTTCCAGCCAACCTTTCTTCTGTGGTTTTGTATTCGTCTGAGGGGAACAATGTGTCCACGCTCAGATACAGACGAACCCGATTGTTGTTAGGGAACGCTTTCAGGAATGACTGAATAATCTCAAGAGTAGATTTTCTCCTTTGGAATTGTCCTACAACAAGGAAATCAAAAGTTTCGGATGGATCAATGACATGAACCGGATAGAACACATCAGGATTAACGCCCTCCGGGATCGTTATCACAAATTCTTCAGGCACACCCTGTGCTATTGAACAAGCCCTTTGCCACTCTGACACTACTATGAGGCCATCGAAGAACTTCAGCTTCTCAATGAACCAGTCAGGCTGAAGGGTGCTTTCCCAGGCGTTCATAACAAAGGATGGATACGGCAACCGCTCTGTTACGTTCTGGATGGATACGGAATCAATCAGGGAAATGTTTACATCCCCCGCTTCGTTGCGTTTCACAGGAATAAGTTTTTCCAGTTCACGGCACAAATTTGTGGCATGAATTCCATAACCCGTCCTCTCGTTAAACGCTGCGAAAAATCCAATACTCTTGTACATTCTTACTCCTCCTTGCCCCCTAAGGGAAGTTTGCCTCGTCTAAGTAACCGTGGGGAGCTGGATGAGGGCGGTCCAGACATCAGCCCATGAAGCTTATCCCCACGGTAATGCATATTCTACTGCCTATTGTGGTTCGCTGCGTTTAAGATAAAAGCTGCTTCCGCTGCTCTTCTTAAAACCAAACCTCTCAGCTTTTTCCCTCCACCATATACCCATCTATTCAACTCATATACAACACCCGTCCAGTCCTGTTCGTTGATCCGCCTCCGCAGGGTTGACACCTGGAGCTGCCCTACGCCGAGATTGAAAACAAAATCAACGATAGCCCCTAACCATGATTCATGAACTGTCAATAAGATAGGACAAGTTCGTATTGTTCCTTTCAAAGAATCCATCAGATCGTCTTCAAGATAAAACTCTCCGTGAGCTTTCGTTATAGGTGGATGTTCTTTACTGCAACGATGACCCCAACCTATAGTAGGATATCCGCCCGGACAGAGATAGACCATAGAGTAAAATCCTTCAAATGTCTTGGCAAGGGCAATAGCGTTTTGCGGGATCATAGAACATTCCTTTTCTTACCTGCGTCCAGAACACGACCGACAAACCAAAAATCAACTATAAAAGCGACAAGCGCCTTTTCTTCTGGTCCAAATGCCGCTGCTAAAGCCGGTAAAACACCCACATTGCTTTGAAGAGAAATAATAAAAGTTGCTACTATCACTCCCGGATATAAGATTATAACCCACTGAATTGTGATCATCGGGCGAATCAATTTGCTTATGACATTGGCAATAGCCGTGAGAATGTCTACCCATTTGAATCCGGTCATTGGGAGAGGAGTATCCTGCCCTTTGATGGCTTCCCTCAGCGCCTCAAGTCCCCCTTTATCCCAGTCAACTTCTCCTTGCTTTCCAATCTCATCTATCTTCTGATCACCCTTCAAAACTTGAAACTGATATGCCTTTTCCTGCATATC